ATAAAAAATATATTGCAGATTTTGTTATTGATGATGAAATTTCGGAATCTGCAATGGAAAGTTTGAGGAAATATATACAAGATTTTAATGTAGAAATGCGAGTAGAAAACAAGTGTTAAACGATTATTTAAGATTGTATGAGAGTGTAGCAGATCGAATAGATGGTTGGAGAAAAATAAACAAAAACAAATTATTCGATTTGTATATAGAAAATGAAAATGATAAGTTAATTTCAGAAGCATATTTCAGTGCCATTGTAGCTAGGTATTGGAAGCTAATAGATAAATATTATAGCAACAGTAAGTTTGGCGTGGATGTGACTGATTGTTACAGTTGGCTAATAGACAGCATTACTTATGTGTTGCAAAATAGAGTTTGGCTAAAAGAATCTTCAAAACTGTATGGGGATCCTAATGGACCTGATAAAGCAGTGAACATTAAGATGCGCTGTATGAGATTAACACATTATCAACTTCTAAACAAGGATAAGAGAAGTTCAAATTTGGGTACTGTTAGCATGGATGAGCTGACTGATGAAGCAGGTGATTTGGCAATGGACTTTATTGGAGCGGTTTCAGAACCAGATGTTTCGTTGACAGAAAGCACCGTTGAAAAGATGATTTCAGACTGCGTAAATGCCTATGATTATTTCACAGCCGTTCTTCTTGATATGATAACATATCAAGATGTTTTTGAATATAGAGAAGATAAATCCGAGATGTTTACGAATATAAACAAAAGAAAAGTTCATAAAATTATAAAATCTTTTGATGATGATTTTTATAAATCTTTTGCCGAGCAGTACAGAGTTTCAGAAAAAAGAATTAAAGATATGCGAGAGTTCTTTTCCGCATTAAAACAAGAAAGAATTTATGAATTGGTTGATACCAGTTTATCAAGATTAAGAAATTCAAAAATGAAAAAAATGATTTCGAGGTAACTAATGCTTCTTGATTTATTAAGTACAAGTAATAATATTTGTTTTAACTCAAAGATTGCTTCGATAGTTGGTCTAAAACCAGCAATTTATATATCAGAAGTTCTAAATATATATGATAAAGCAACGAGAAAAAATGTTCTTGCAGAGAACAAGTATTGCACTCTTGACAGATCATACATTGAAAGAAGAACAACTTTGAGTAAGGATGAGCAGATTGAATCCGAGAAAGTGCTTTCTGCCCTGAACATTTTGGAAAAGAATGAGGATGGGTCTGTTTACCTTAATGTAAAATCAATTATTGCATTGATGTCAGCAAATGAAGAGATTGTTTCTGCGGTTGAGAAGAAATCAAAGGCAACAAGAAAAACGAGAAGGCAATCTCAATTTGATGCTCTAAAATCATATATTATTTGTGACAATGAAGAGTTAAAATCCGCTTACTATGATTGGATTGATGCCGTTGGTGCAAATCCGAAAGGTTTTTTGTCAAAGAGATCCATCGAAATTTTTCAGAAAAACATTGATGATTTTTCTAACCACAATTTGGATGTTGCCTTGAAATTGATAGAGATCGCTATCGTTGGTGGTTTTAGAGATGCTTCTTGGGCAATTGAATCTTACAGAAGACAGTTTGGGGTAAGTTATAGGTTGCCGGAATCTTCACAGATAACAAGCAAGGATCAATTAAGCGAGGTAATATTTTAATGATACTATCAAATGAGTGCTGGATGAAAGATCGTTGTGCAAAGGCACTCAACAAGAATATTGAAGCACCATGTATGCAAACAGATGTATTTTGCATAAAGTTGTTTAAGTTAAATTGTTTGTTCGATATGGCTGGTTTATCTGTTAAGCAGAGAAAGCATATCGGGTTACAGTTAGATTCAAATATGTCTGATGCTGAATCTTTTAAGAGATTATCCGATATTCAAAGTGACATTGAGAATTTTGTAAATGAAGGAAAAAACCTATTCATTTACTCAAATATAACAGGGAACGGGAAGACCTCTTGGGCTATTCGTCTAATACAGGGGTATTTTGGTGCTATATGGCATAAAACAGATTTGAAGTGCAGAGCGATGTTTGTTAATGTCCCAAGACTCCTTCTTTCTATTAAAGAGAATTACGGCAGTAAAAATGACTATTTTGAATGGTTTAGGGACAATGTATATGATGCCGATCTTATTGTTTGGGACGAGATAGGAACAAGAGAGTTATCGCCACATGACCACGAGCAATTATTAAACTACATCAATGCAAGAATAGATGCTGGGAAATCCTCTATTTTCACCTCGAATGTCACTCCTAGTGAACTTCGTGGAGTAATTGGAGAAAGATTGTACAGTCGTGTTATAAATTATAGTGAAACAGTAGAGCTTTTCGGAGCGGATAAGAGAGGTATCTGCAAGTGATTCAATTACAGGTACTAAATAAAATTCTAAAAAATAAGGATTCTTCCTTTATTACTGAAAATAATCTTACAAAAGAATATTTTTCAGAGTATCAAGACGAATTTACATTTATAATTAGTCATATTTCTCAATACGGATGTGTACCAGATATGGAGACATTTCTGTATAATTTTAGAAACTTCGATGTTATAAATGTTTCTGAAGATGACAGTTACCTTTTGCAAGAGCTTATTAAGGATCGTGATACTCGGTTTTTAGTAACTACATTTAATAATATTCGTATTGCTTTGCAAAATGGTCAAACAGATAAAGCACTTGAAATATATAAGCATTCAGTTGAGAACCAATCGAGGGGTGTTGGAATAAACTCTGTTGACATAATTGCAGACACATCACGATATGATTCTTATGTTGAAAGGTCAAGGGATTTTTCCAAATTCTATATAAAGACCGGATTTGCAGAATTGGACGAGATTATTGGAGGGTGGGATAGAACAGAGGAGTTGGCTACTATCGCTGCAAGAACCAACTCTGGTAAAAGTTTTGTGTTGTTCAAATGTGCAGTTGCAGCTGCACAGCAAGGTCTTCGTGTAGGAATTTACGAGGGTGAAATGAGCGCAAACAAGGTTGGGTATAGAATTGACACCCTTATTTCTCACATATCCAACAAAGGAATTATACACGGCAATATTGATCTTCAAAACTCCTATAAGATGTTTTTGGATGGTATTCAAGAAAAGGTAAAGGGTTCTATTCGTGTGCTAACCCCCAACATGATAAGCGGACCCGCTGGTGTAGGCGCATTGAGGTCATTCATAGAAAAGGACAATCTTGATGTTCTTTTTATTGACCAACACTCGTTGTTGGAAGATGATAGGAAGGCAAAAAATCCTGTTGAGCGGGCTGCTAATATTTCAAAGGATTTGAAAAATCTTCAAGTAATGAAGAAAATACCGATTATTGCTGTTTCTCAACAGAATAGAACTTCAACCGAAAATGGGGTTGGTACAGAGCACATTGCACAGTCAGACAGAATTTCGCAGGACAGCACCATAATTTTGTTTTTTGAGCAAAAAGACGGTGTGCTAACTATGAGTTTGGTAAAATCAAGGGATAGTCAAAACGGTGTTAAAATAAAGTACGCCGTAGATTTTGACAAAGGAATTTTCACTTATATACCAAACGAGGAACTTCCGCAAGATGCAAGTAAAGTTGAAGACATGAGAGCAGAGTTTGAAGATCCAAACTTCGGTGGAGAGGATGTTTTCTGATGGAGTTAGTCATTCAAAACAAGATATTTAATTCAGATATAGAATCTGTCTTAAAAAAGATGAAGCAAGAACTGAATGACGGAAGATTCAAAGATATTCAACGAAAGGGAAACAATATAATTTGTACTTGTCCTTTCCATAAAGGTGGGTTTGAAAGAAAACCTGCCATGAATATCTACTGTATGAAAGATGGATCTGTGGAGTATGGGTATGCCCATTGTTTTTCATGTAGTTATTCAGCGCGGTTTCCAAAATTTGTTGGAGATACTTTTGGTATTAGTACAGAAGATGCAGAGAATTGGATACTATCAAATTTCTCATCAGATATTCTCCAAGACGATTCGATTCTTCTTGATGAGATTAGATTGCCTTCTATTGAGAAAAAGTGTGAAAATACACTAAAATATGAAATAGAAAAGTGCAATCTCAAACATCCATATATGTATCAAAGAGGTCTTACTGATGATGTTATTGACAAGTTTCAAATTGGATATAATGCTGAAACCAATTCCATAACCTTTCCTGTTTGGGATGCTGTTGGAAATTTAGTAACAGTAACAGAACGATCCGTTGTTGGAAAAAGGTTTCATATACCAGCCAGTGTTGAAAAGCCGATTTATCTTTTGAACTTTATATTAAAAGAAAACATAAAAAGGGTTTTCGTATGTGAATCGCAGTTAAACACACTAAACTGTTGGAAGTATGGATTTCCTGCTGTTGGGTTGTTTGGAACTGGCTCTAATTATCAATATGATATTTTGAAGAAAAGCGGTATAAGAAACTATGTCTTAATGTTCGATGGGGATGCGGCTGGAAGGACAGGGGCAGAAAAATTTAAGAAGCATCTGTCTGATACTGCATATATAACAGATGTAGTGATGTATGCAGGTAAAGATGTATCTGACCTTACAAGAGAGGAATTTTTTGCTCTTTTGAAAGAAAATGATATTTGTAGTTGACAAAATAAACAAAGTGTGATATAATAATGTTAAAGTCAGAAAAATTACAAAAAATAAAAAACTATTTTTAAGGAGAAAATTAGAAAGTTATGGCACAAATTTCGTATGGTGAAATTCAAAGAAATTCAAATGGATCTAATACAGGGGTTGGATTTTTTTCTTTGAAAAACAACAATGATGAGGCGGTTGTTAGGTTTATGCACGACACACCCGATTCGTTTGACATTGCTGTTGTGCACAGCGTCAACATCGGTGGAAAGTTTCGGAATGTGAACTGCATCAGAGATCCGAAAGATCCCGTAGAAACCTGTCCGCTTTGTGCAAAGAATGTTAAACTTATGACAAGAATCTTTGTACACCTCATTGAGTATGTAAAATCAGAAAATGGGACGATTGTTCCCACACCTAAGGTATGGGAAAGACCTGCATGGTTTGCGGACGACCTCTACAATAAGATTACAGAGTACGGTCCTCTTTCCCAAAATCTTTTCAAGATTAAGAGAAATGGTGCGCCTGGTGACATGAAGACAACATACAGCATCAATTACTGTGTTCCTGCAAACTATCCAGAGCAGTATTACCCGAATATTCCTAATGCTTTCGATGGGTTCTCTATTCTCAATTCCCATGTACTCAATAAGAACGCACAGGAGATGAACACTTTTTTGGAAACCGGTTCATTCCCTGCTAAGAACAATCAAACGCCACAGGGAAGCGCACCTGCTACAACGCCTGCATATCAGAGAGATTATAGTCAGCCTGTTGCGCCTCAACCTGCGCCAATTCCAACTCCCGCACAACCGCAATTTGCACCAAATGACATTCCGATGACAGGTGCAAAGCCGTGGGAAGTACCGATGAGTACGACAGCACCAACCGCTGAAAGACCTACGAGGTATTATTGATGGGCTATGAAGTATCTTTGTGGGGAGATTCTTTCTCCCCACAAGATTCGTTAGAAGCAATCAAAAATGTACTCAACAAGATTAGTTCCCCAAAAGAAGTAAGAAAACGGTCAGGCGGTAAGGTTGATATAGATACCAAGTTAAGAATGATTCGTGAAGAAGTATATCGAATACTTGGCAAGTATGCAGAAAACACTGTTGTTATAAAGGACAGGGAATCTTTGCATCAATATATCAATAAAGCAATAGAGAACGGAATAATAGCAATAGATACCGAAACAAACATGAGTTTGGATCCGCTAACTTGTAAGTTAATGGGTCCTTGTATTTATACTTATGGAATGAAAAATGCATATATTCCATTGAACCATGTTGACCCTCATAGCGGAGAACGGTTGAAAGACCAACTTTCAGAAGATGATATTAAGCAAGAATTTTCTCGATTAGAGAATACAAAAACTGTTTATCATAATGCAAAGTTTGACTACGAGGTAATAAAATGCACAACAGGGGTGGATCTTAAAATATATTGGGACACACTTGTTGCCGCAAAGATTTTAGACGAGAATGAAAAGTCATACTCCTTGAAGGATCAGTACATTTCAAAGATTGATGGAAGTATTGAGAAGTATTCAATAGAACATCTTTTCAAGGATATAGATTATGCCGTTGTAAGTCCAGAGGTATTTGCTCTTTATGCAGCGACAGACCCGTTTATGACATTGAAGTTATATGATTGGCAATGGGTTCAATACAATAAAGCAGAGAATAGGAAGTTATTGGATTTGCTGTTTAGGATTGAGTTCCCAATCATCTCTGTCGCTGCTTCTATGGAACTTACCGGTATTGCATTAGATACTTCTTATTGTGATCGTTTGAGCAAGAAATATAATCTCCTTTTGGAAGATTGTGATAAGAGAATTAAAAGTGCTCTAAAAGAGTACGAGCCTGTCATAGAAGAATGGAAGCAAAAACATAAACTTGATAGAGTATATGCAAGTGCTAATGACAGAAAAGATCCAATT